AGAAAATTAATCTAAAATAAATCCCTAATTCCTCATCTGATAAGAAACTAGTATCTGAATTAAATGCGTCTATCCATAAGTTCATTTTCGGCATTTTACTCATTTTTTACCTCCGTTGTAGCACGATATACATTGAAAACTGTTATCATAAGAACATCTGATTGACATGAATTTAGTGTATTTTCTCAGACAAGTGATGCACTGCACAATTTTCTTTTCTTTCTTTGAAACAAACCCCCTTGATTTGCCCATTAATTTAAGGTCTTACCCTCTTTCTCAAATAACGCTTGAAATTTATTCATCATTTCAATTGCTTCTTTCTTCTCTAAGAATAGGGGTGCGTAAAAAATTACAAAATCATAAATTTCTACGTGATTTGATCTAATCTCTTTTTCGACAAATAACTTATAAAGAACATTCATAATTTCATAAACTCGCTTTTTATCTTTTTCCGTAATTGTTATATTCCCCATATCTCACCTCTTGCTTTTATCATTTCTGGACTATTCCAAATAAAGTCATCCTTGTTGGGTTGATAGAGAAGAGCGAAATCTTCTTTACTGTTGCAAAAATGCAACACTTTGTCTAAACCCTTCAATAGATTATTAATTTCTATTTCATGACTATCGTCGAAAACAATTTCTTCAAAATGGTGCTTACTTGGGGTGACAATATAGAGATGGCAGGAAACCTTCTTTTGATATTTTTCTTCTAATGCCTTCTTATAAATCCATTGCTGAAGTTTATCTGAATGATTGACGGCCATTCTTCCTTTTGTCTTTAGATCATAAACGAGCAGTTCATCCCCCAGATCAAAAACAAAATCACTAAATCCGAGAAAATTTACGCCTAAGATAGAGGTGTGCAATTCTTCTTGATAAGAATGAATCGGATAATTTCCCATCTTCTTAAATAGACCTTCGCAATTATCATAAAATTTTGGGATTAATTTTAGATATTTTTGAACTTGATCTTGATCGTGATAATCTTGCATCTGTTCTTCAAAATCTAATAATGCTTTATCCATAGCGGGAGTCTCACCTTGAAGTTTTTGATATAACAATTCTTCCACAAAATGACCTGTTCGCATTGCGGGTGAAGGCGGGATATCATATTTATAAATTTTATTAATGATAAATTGCGTAGGATAATTTCTAAATGAAGCAAGTCTGGAATAAGACATTGGATTCATTCCCCATTTCTCAAAGTTTTTAATATTCACTTATTTTTCCTCCTAATTTGTTTGATTGATAAGCATACCAAAGTCTATCAATTCTCATTAAATGCTCTGCTTCTAAATATAAAGTTCCATTTGATTGATTAATATTATGGTGCTTCATAAAATTGGATTTATTCGTAAATCCTAAACAATTAATGATACTTTCATCAAATTCATTAAATTGCATGACAACGGCCACATTTGATTTAAATGCTGATTCTCTTTTAAACCAAAGTTTATTATCAAAAGTTCCTTTAACATCAACGCCGATATTATGAAGATAGAAATCTGTTCCATCATCAATACCCCTGTCTAAGATAATCGGTTTATTGAATAATTTTGCGAAACCTACTTCCGCTTTAACTCCCATAATGTCAATTTTGAAATCGTCATAATTTGACTTCTTCTCATCTGCTTTTCTTGTAAGAGATGTTAGTTGGCCACGAAGTCTTGCCTGTTGCCTAACTACTGCTAGTTCTTCCTTGTTCAGTTTTATTATCATTTCTTTCACTCCATTCCTGCCACAATTCATTTGCATAATGAATCGGGTCTATACCTAAGTTATCCCAGAAATTTCTTTCACCAACCTTAAAAGTCAATTCTTGATGACAAGTAAAGCAACAAGGCACGACAACATTATCTCGGCGAATTAATGCTCCGATCCTGTGCCTGCCTTGAAGGTGGTGTGCTTGGATCTGGTAATAGTTCAAGCGATTATTAATCTGACATGGATAGCAAGGTTTCTCGCATATCCACATCAGATATTTTTTATCTTTGATGATTTTTGTTTTCTTAAAACTCAATGTCATCATTAGGCATGGAAGATTTAACTTCCTGCGGTTCTTCTACTTGATTTCTCAAATGAGAAAATTTATCCAAGTTATCAATTGCCCATTGATTCACTGTTGCTCTCACGCTGATATATTGCGTGCCAGATTCAGCAGTTTGTTTTTTTAATCCTAATTGATAAGGGATTCCTTCTTTAAAGGTAAAATCTTCATTAGGAATAAAGGTATTGTTATCATAGACAATTCCCACTTCGTTTTCTTTTGCTTTGAATAGATTGAAGTAAATTTCTTCGCTCATATATCGTCCTCGCTTTCTTTTTTGCCTAGTTTTGTTTCTACTTCTTTCTCAGCTATCTGTTCCTCGCTTGCGAATATTTCTTCCGCAGATGCAATTTCATTAGATCCAGATAAACCAAGAAATGCTAAACTACGACCTAGAGCGGTTGTTTGGCAAAATTCCACCGCACTGTTCTTTGTGATCATGTTTAGATTTCTTCTCTTCTCAGCATAGCCGTCAGATATCATGATCTGGCCGTTCTCATAATTGAAGAAAATTTCTGCTTTTACAAAAACCTTGTCTTCACTATTTTCTAATACTGATGTCTTAATAGATACTCGAGTACCGAATATCTCTCTTAATTTAAAAAGACGCAATCCTACCGTTGAATAGATTTTGCCTTTGATATTGACTTTGCCTTCTTTAGAGTTGGCGATTTGGTTACGCACATTTTCAAGTTTAATATCGTATTCCAAATGTTGATGATTGTTTAACATTTTAACCTCCTGTCTTAATCATCTGATAATATAGCATGACCACGTTTAGACATACATTTATTTATCAATTTTTTATATTTATAGTCTGCCTTATCTGGCAACCATAGAAGTTGAGGTCGGACATACCAATTATAAAAAACCTTTCCTGCTTCCATGACATCCGAAGTATTTTCTTCAGCAATAGAGCGACAAGTCTGAAGGTCATCATCAAATCGGTAAGCGACTTCTTTTCCATTACTCCCCCGACTGTCTGCTATCGGTCTGTAAGTGCAAGAAGTTAGGAAAATTATAAGCAGTATGCTTAACCTTGCCATCAATTTTTTCCTCCTGTGGTTTGACTAATGGAATATCTAACCAACCATCTCTTTCAAAAAGAATTTTGATGATATGCTTAAATGGTTTTAAATCTTTGTTCATTCATCCCCCTTTTCTACAGTGATTGTCAAAGTGACTTTTTCACCTCTGAATGTTGGATTGTCAGAAAGATCATCTAACCATTTCCCGAGATGTTTTGAACAGATTCCCGTTTCATCTACAAGAGATGCTACGACCTCTTTTGTCTTCTTCATTTCCTTTTTTTTATCATCCCATTTTCTATCTAGGACTTCTACTTTGTAGTTATCTATATACATTTTCTACCTCCTGTGGTTCGTATATTTTTCCGTTCAATGTACATTCTGGGCATTGTTGAACGTGATCGTCTTCGTCTATGATGTAATCGTTTCCTTTACAGATTTCACATACTTCCTGTTGCATTACTTACCTCCTTTAATTTTTAAGTATTCAAAAGTTGTATTTTGACATAACTGCCACCAATCGGCATCTGGAATATTGATATTGTTTCTTTCACAATATTCTCTTTTCTGTTGCTTAGTTATCTCATAAGCGGTGGTCGGAACTTTTTTCTGTTTAATTCTTCCGCCCATTTTAATAATCTTTGCAATTGGATCACCCATTATTTACCTCCTTTCTTTTTTATGTTTCGTTTTTTCTTTGCTAATCGCTTCATTGAAGCGACGCTATTATTTCTATCTCTATTGCGAGTAGAATCCCCTAAATATTTTTTCTTTAATTTACTCATCTGAAAATACCTCCTTAATGAAATATAATAGAAATACGAATGCTCCGAAGTGAACAATCAAAGTTAAAAAATCATTAATCATTTTTACCCCCTGTGAGGATGCCGTTAGGCATCCCCCTTATTTTCAAATTGAATTTGTGAGATATGAAAGACAGAGAATTTTCTTCCAGAAATTTTCTCTTCAAGTTTGCCGTTAATTCCCTCTTGAAGATCAATAAGAGGTTTTGTTAATTTGGCTACCGCTTTTGTTCCCTTTGGAACAATGCCACCCATTTTAACTGCTTGCTTAAAAGTAAGAAATCCGCCTGTCATTCCTGTCTTCTCAAGAGTTTCTACATTCTTACCTTGATATGGTTTCTTTGTGTATTCGTTGTAAAACATTTTATTACCTCCTAATGTTTTATTCATGTTTACTGTTGTAATGATTTTTTATATTTTTGCAAGAAAATAATTATAAATATTTTATTATATTTAACCTATTGTATTTTAAGGATAATTCGATAGATTTTAAGACAGTGTATTCAGTTTTCTTTCTTTTACACTATTCCTCCTGTACTGTGGGCATTTGAGCAATCAGATGCCCATTTTTTCCGATTTAAGGCGTTTTTAGAAGGATTTATTTATCTGAAGGATATTCTATCAGAATTTTACTAATTATATGCTCTATTCCCTTAAATTGGGGTTTAATAGACCATTTCTTTAGGTACGTAATAGTAGATTTGAGAATAATATGGCCAGATCCTAGTTCTGAAGAAGATTTCATTGTAGATAAATAAAAAGCAAGTTTGTCTTCTTTCTCTAAAAATCCAATAACCTTGCAAGGTTCTATTTTACAATCTTCCGCATATTCTTCGTAAGATTGCCAAGCATTGGTTGTAGAGGAATGATCTAGGAACTCTAAATAAATTATTGTTTCATATTTGGTGTTCATTATAATTTTTATTAATTAACAATAGGAGACCAATATATGATTTAATCATAAGTTTAGTGTATATATATAAAGGCAAGGGTTATTTAATCCTTGCCTTTTTTATTTTTAATCTGACGGTCTTTGTTTTAGGCATTGCAGTCCGCTTCTTGCCTTTTTTACTTCCTACAATTTTCTTTGTATAAAGTTCTGAGATACTGCCAGATGTTGTAATCATTAGTGCATTAATCCATGACCAAACCAAATCACAATAATAATTGCGATTAGTTTCCATAGATTACTCCAAGTCCAATAAGGATCTAATTCATCAAGAACCCAATCTACTTTTTCCATAATCCAATTTTTCATTTTGTTACTCCCTTCACTTTTTCAAAACTACGTATTCCTGCCATACCAAGAAGTGCAAGAACAAGTGGCATTAAAGCGTCTAAATCTAAACTAGGAAGCGGTGCAGTTTCAATAGAAAAAAGTGCCAAAAAAAATAAAGTGAATTGCTTTGCTACATACTCCCAAAAGATTGCAAAGGCACAAGAGATACCGATTAGTGGCCTCCATGATCTTTGTAAGATTCCAGAAATGTCAGTAGCAGTAGATTTCGCATCTGCTAAATTAACATCTATTTGCTTTGCATTGATTTCGTTTTCTAATTCTTTTAAACGGATTTTGATTTTCCCTTTTTCCTCTTCGGAAACGTGAAATTCATCTATGATCTTTCCAACAGTTCCAACTAGACCTCCGCTAAATATTTTATCAAGCACTTAGACCTCTCATTCTTTTAGCTAATCTCTTTGATCTATTCGGTAATTGTTTTGCCCAAAGACTGTCGAGCATTTCCATTGATGCCATTTTGTATTGCTTGGCTAGTAGTGCTTGACGAAACTTTTGGAATTTCATTAACTTTGGCAACCCAAGATTAAACGCCATGTCTATTACTATCTCAAATGCTTCTTCGTGAATTTCATCTGCATTAACAAACTTCCTAGCATCATCAATCGCTTGATTTAAATCAGTATTAAATATTTGATCTACTTCTAAAGATGTTAGTTCTTTATCTATTAAATATTCCTCATCTGGAATTTTAATTAAATGTCCGACTCCGATAGTCCAATTATTTAAAGTATCTTTGTAAGCAGTATGCCTAATGCCTTCCGACAAAATAATATCTCTTTTAATTCTATCTATATTCATTTTTTCCGCACCTTTTTAACCTTTGGTAATAATTCGGTCATTACTTTGCTTATATCCTGTTGAAGGACATTTAAATAACCAATATGCAAATCTATACTATTTCGCTCTGTCACCTCTGCCAACTCTTCGTTTGTCATTGTTAATCGTATTTGATTACCTACTTTTACTATCCTCATAGATAAATATTATTATCCCAAGATCCATCTCTCTTCAAGACCATAGGCACAATATACGGAATCCCATTAGTAATCACTCCGCAAGACAATACCGGTTTGGCCAGATTTACTTTCATATATGCCATAGCTAGAGATTTTTTATCTACAAGGCATCCTACGGACATTCCAAAGTTTAAATGATAATCATTAGCTACATATTTAATTTCACTAACTGTATGGAAGTGACCCTGCACGCATGATGTAGCAGTCTGTTGCACCGCTTTGGAAATATCCTTGCAGAATTGATGGGCAAATAAAACTTTTCCTTTGTCTGTCTCTAAGGTCAATCTTTCCGTCCATTTCCATTTATTAGATACTTCTAAAATTTCATTGTAATCTTTAATGAACCATTTGCTCATTCCTTTGGCCATTGCTCTTCTTAAAATCATTGACCCATGATTAGATTCTAGCAACCACATGGAAGGAAAAATTTTTTCTAATTGTTTACAAAGACTTCTCACTCCCAATAATTCATCAGCAGGCGAAGGGAGGTCGGGATTAATCACATGGCTGACATTGACTGAATGCCAATCTGCCTCGTCACCAATATGAACAACGCAATCGCTCTTATAATGTTTATGTAATTTTTCTAAAAATCTGATTGCGTCTGGATGGTGATAGGGAAAGTGAAGATCAGAAATTACTAATATTTTTTTAAATATGCTCATCTGATGCGTTTACGCAAGCAAATCTGTATTTGCGAATATTGTATTCATCAAGAATTAACTTTAGGTCATTTCCTAAGATTTTACAATGTTCAAAGGATTGGGTTTTTTCATTAACAGAGATACAGACTGAATTGTAGCAAAAATATCCCACAAGGAATATTGCCTTTAAGGTCACTTAATGACACCTAAGAGTTTGACAAATCCCACAAGAATAGCAGTGACTGTTCCAATCACGACTAAGACTTTTAATCCACCTTTGGCATATTTAATT